CATCGGTGTACAGAGTGCCGCCAACCAGCGCAGTTCCACTGCCAATACCGTTGGTCACACCCGCAAAGGAGGCGGTCAAGTTGTCGCCAGTAGCGTAGTTGATGCCGGGGGTCACCAGCGTCACATTTGTCACCACGCCTTGAGTGATAGTCACGTTTGCTGTTGCGCCAGTTCCTGTGCCGCCTGTCAATGCGGTGTTGCGGAAGATTCCAAGACCCGACAATGTGGTTGAGGTGACCGTCTGGGACTTGCTCACGTTGTACGAGCCAGTGCCGCCATACAGCTTGTAAGTCAAGCCTGTAGGCGTACCCGCCGTTGTTACCACCGCTGCGCCTGATAAGGTGGTTAGCTTGAATGTAGTTGTTCCGTTGGTTTCAGATATTAGGTAAGACGTGGGGTTTACATATCCAGTAATGCTGCCAGTGCCACCAAAGGTTCCGCTGATGGTGACTGTGTTTCCAACTGCCAAAGTGGTTGATGTGCAACTGAAGTCGCCAGCAGTTCCCGTGATCACCACGGTGGAAAGTGTTGCTGTCGGGGTTCCGTAGGAGGTGATGGTGGTGTCTGGGGAGACGCTTGTACCCGTGATGGTTTGACCAAGTACATAGGAGCCATCCGACACAGACGTGATGTTCATCACAGTGCCTGCAATTGTTCCTATGCCAGTTGCGCTGGTTGAGCTTGTGTAGAAGCTACCACCCGTGATACCCCCAAGGGAACCAATGATGCCGTTCTTTTTACCAATATCGTCAGCAGGAACGCTCAAGATGTCGCCTGCGGCATAGCCAAGGCCATCTTTGGTCAAGGTCACCTGAGTAACCGATCCAGTGGTCACGGAATTGACCTGACACTGAAATCCTGTTGACGGACTGATCGTTGCCGGACTTGCTTGAAAACCAGTTCCTGCTCCGCCAAGGTTTGTGTTGCTTGCCGTCAAGGTATCCGTAGTTGCATAGCCAATGCCTGCATACGATATTGCGCAAGCCACAACAGCACCACCAGAGATTGTGATGGTCGCCAGAGCAAGGGAGCCTGAGCCAGTTATGTTGGTCAGCGGGACGTTTGAATAGATGCCGTCAGGGTATCCCGATCCAATCGCCGTCACCGAGATAGTTGCAATGCCATTACCAATACTTGCCGCAGTTGCGGAGAGAACGTCATTGGCAGCATAGTTGTTGCCTCCGTAGACCATGGTGACATCAATCACATTGCCGCCAGAAACGGAAATGATCGCTGTTGCACCAGTTCCAGAACCACCAGTTAAAGGAACGTTGGCAAAGCTTCCGTTGGTGTAGTCCCCGCCGCTGACAATGTTGTACACATAGTCAATTGAGTTGGTTCCAACAATCACAGTACCCTTGGCTCCAGAACCTGTTCCGCCTGTAAAAGCGACGTTGGTGTAAGTGCCAGATGTGTAGTATTGACCGCCGACCAAGCCGCCATAGGAACTGATGATGCCGCTGCCGCCGCCAATGTAGTTGCTGGCGCAGGTCAACACGTCGCCCACGGTGTAGCCAATGCCAGAGTTTTGAATTGTCACGCTGGTTACTGCATTACCAGCCACAGTAATGTTTGCGGTCGCTCCAGAGCCAACTCCGCCAGTTGCGGGGGAACCAGTGCCATAAATCAACGGGACAGCCAAGTAGCTCCCATTGCCGTACAAAGTACCGCCAACCAACGAGGTGGTTGTCTTGATTCCGTTACCGATGGACGCTGGCGCTGCGGTGAGGGTATCAAGGTACAAGTACCCGTTCCCGCCATTTACCAGCGTGACGGCAGTGACAGCATTACCTGACACCGTGATATTTGCTGTTGCACCGTTACCTATTCCAGTAACAGTTGTTAAAGGAATGCCTGTGTAAGTACCGTTGGTGTAGTTCGTTCCACCAGAGGTTATTGAAGACAGGGTGAGGATTTTGCCGCCAAAGTAAAAATTGTCAGTGGCTGATCCAACACCTACGTTGTTCAATGCAACAACTTGCAAGCCGTTCTGAAAACCACTGTAGACACGGCTCAGGCCAGATGTCGAGTCTTGAAAGATGCCACGAGAGGGGCCAGCAAGTTTATCGGTGATCTGTGAGTAGCCAAGCATCTTTCTGGGTCGTCCACGCTGAAACCTGACCCACTGACCGTCGGTGTAAAAGTTCATGTCAAAGACAGTGCCATCCCGCTGGATGCCGGGTTGCGTGTCTAGAGCAAAGACTTTTTCGGTCATTAGAAAGTACCCCCAGTGATACCGCCTGTGAACGTGCCTATGCCATTGACGGTGATGCCATCAACGGTTACCGACAGTCGCTGAGTTCCAATCACTGAAAATGCAACCGAGTTCGTGTTGTAGAACATGCCAGTGTTTGTTTGGGCAAGAAAGTTAATTGCAGGCGATGCGGCCGATCCTGAAATCAAGGAAATGGCTGTTGCGCCAATCTGCGTCGTGTTGGCGTTGTAGAAGTTCACGCCATCGCAAATCACGGTGACCTGTGAGGATGCGGGAACAATTACGCCAGTACCTGTTGCCGTCTTGACGGTTAATGTGTTGCCGCCAGCAGAGGTTTGGTTACTGATGACGTACAAGTTCACCACAGGCGGGTAAACAATTGTCACCGCCCCGCTCAACGTACCCGTAATCTCTTGGATGGTGTTAGCTGCTTCACTGGCGGTCAGGGTGTATGTGCCTGTCGTGACAGCGTAGGAAAGCGCAGAGAACGCAAAGTTGGTTCCCTGACCATATCCGACTGAGAGGTAGTCAGTTCCTGTACAGACAATGAACGCTGAGTCGCCGGGCTGGAATAGTTTGAGCGTACTGCCATCAAAAATTTGACCAGAACTGGTATTTACCGTCAATGTTCCCGTGCCAGCATTGCGCACCATGATGAACCAGTTGTCGCCAACATTGGTCACCAGCGGAAGGGTCACGGTTCCAGCGCCGCCATTCCACACATGCATTTGCGCACGGTCTGAAGCGACAAAGGTGTCGTTGTTGGCAATGTATGAAGTTGGGTGACTTTGGTTCAGAGTAGTGGATTGAGCCACCAAACCAGCGCCAGCAAGGGTAGCCGCATCCGATGATGAGGTTCCAGTGCCAAAGGCAATGATTCCCCATGTGCCAGCAGTTGTAGCGTTGGTCGTGATGTAGATGTACTGAGCCTGACCAGCAGCAACAGAGATGATCGTGTTGCCAGCGTAGTCCACCACAGTGAACGTGTTGGAGCCAACGTTACGGATCAGGGCATCTTGACCAACCGAAGCTTGATTGGCTGGAGGCATGATCAGCTTGAGGCTACCCGCCGTCGCAGTGATCTGCATGATTCGTGCAGCGTAGTTAACGTTTGGCTCACTGTTGATGGGCCACTGAAGTTGCGTGTCTGCCGAGATTGAATATGCGGCGTAACTTACGTCGGTCGGTTGAACGACGTTACCGCTGAAGGGGCTGTTAAAGCTCATGAATCCACCGCCATTGCTTGTCTATCGGCAATACGCAGCTTGTCCTCGACCATCAATGCTTGCATGATGCCTTGGTACTGCTGCTGCCAGATTGAAATCCTGCTGTCGTTCTTGAGGAACGGCATGGCTTGCAAAAGTGAGCCATACAACAGGGCTTGAGGAGCGTATTGCGTAAACCAGTTGACTTGATTGGTTGAGTCTAAAGGCTGCACACGCTCGTAATAGATTACTTCAAAGTTGTAAGCCGAATCAGGGGTTGGAGCTACCAGCCAGTGGGTGTAGTCGTAGTCGCAATAGAACTTGGGAACATCAGTTGCTGTAGCGTCAGGCCAATACTCACGCATGTACTCGTACCTGCGCACAAGGACTGGCTGTCGCACACCTGCCACCGTTACGTTCATTGACACTGTTTTATGCCACCGTGCAGGCTTGTCAATGGTTGGTTGACTTGCCACCAATGTGCTTGTGTTAACGATCAGGTTTCCAAGGAACTTAATTTGGCTGGCAATTGTTTGTTCCGCCAACATGATGAACAAGGGAATCTTGTCAAGGGTGGCGGCATCGGTGCGCTCCAAATAGGCTTGGATGTTCTCGACCAAGCTGTCGTAGGTCATCACGCTTGCTGTTGCCATTTTCTACCTTTCGTGGCGTTGGTCGATTGTATTTGTCTTTACGGTTTAAGCAAAGTCTCTTGTGCCTGATTTGTCAATGATCAGCGCCATATTGCGGGGATCGGCATCTTCTGTGTTTGGGATCGACACATGCGTCCAACGGTCGAACTCACGGATGACTTGGTCGTAGGCCAAACCAGCATCAATGATGGCATTTACCACCTCGTCAGGAGTCATTCCTTTAACACGAATATCGGCTGCGCAACCATGCCGATGTTGTGATCGGTCGCTGGAACCCACGGCCTTGTTGACCTCTGCACTGCGAAATGCGCTATTGATGTGAATCTCACGACCACCCAGAACATCACGCACTTGCTCCAAGAAGTTGGCAAGGCGAACAAGGTTTGCCATCTCCGCCTCGTTGGGGGTGTTGTCAAACTCTCGGTGGTCTGTGTGTGTAAGTTCTTCGTAAGTAAAGTTTTCAGACAAGTTCATTTTTGGCCTTTCAAGGTTTCACGGATTTGGTTGTAGAGGGTGATGCAAGTGTTGAGCTTGCGGACGGTTGTGTCTGCGTCGTCTCCGACGCTGAGAACAGCTTTAGCAGTCTCTGGCTGTAGTTCGGCTGTTCCAAGGTTAGCTCCGCTGGCAGCGGGGGCATCTCCGCTGGCTTGTACGGGGCAGGACACCGGGATGCGCAGCTTGAGAGCACCAGAAACAATGTCAGCGTTGCGCTTTTCTTGTAAAAGTTTTGCATTTTGAGTGGCTTTCGTCAGTTGAGTTGCTTGGGCATTTACGGCAGCCGTCAGAGCCTGTTCCTTTTGCCGTGCCTGAGCGTTCAATTCGGCAACTTCCAGTGCCTGCTTGACCCGCTCGTCTTCTCCGCCCTTCCAATACCCGCCACCAAAGGCCAAAAACACCGTCAGAACGATGCCAAGCAGGATGTAGGGGTTGAGTATGCTCATGGCACTTCAGGGTTGCTCAGGGGCTTTGTAGGCTCCATGGGCTTAGGCGGCGGCTTGGGGGCGGCTGGCATGGCTGTCGCATTGCTGCCGTGTCCTACAGCCATCAACGTACCAACAATTGAAATCATGCTGGTCAGGACAGTCTTGAGGATTTCAAACAGAACGGCATCGTTCTTGGCTTGGCCTACCATGGGCTGGGTGACGAAGATCAGACAGTAGATCACCCCAAAGGTCGTGCCAATCAAGCACATAGCAAAAGCCATCTGCGTCCAGAATTGACCGATTGCATGCCACTCTTCAGGACTTCTTCTTGAATTGCTCATACATCTCCTTTGGTATCAAGTCTTTTGTACAGGTTCCTGATGCATCGCATGCAGGCGGCTCACATTCAGTTTTTCCCCAGTTTTTCGGGTCTTGGCAGGGATAGCGGAAGCGGTCTTCGCACCCTGTCAAACAAAGGATTGTCAGTAAAAGTATCAGGCTTTTTGTCACGCTTGTCCCTTTCAATTTCTCTTCTCAACCGTTCTACCTTCTCTACCTGAGCCTTCACCTCGTGCTTGGCCTCCAACACGTCGAGGTACAGCATGGCAAAAAGCGGCATGAACACGGCGAACAAAAAACAGCAGGCTATCCATCCCATCAAATCTTCCCCCGTTGTGCGACGTACAGGAACCAGAGCCAGAGGTATATCGTAAGGATTAGCGTTACTACGAGGTACGCTGAGTTGGCCCGAAGGTCTCTTCTTTCCTCCGCTCGTTGCCATTGACGTACCCTTTCTTTCGCCTCTTCCTTTAACCTTGCCTGCTCTTGCTCCTGCATGATGATGTCACGGGTCTCAAACGTTCGGCTGTACAGAGCACCCATCTCTTTGGGAGCGCCGTACACCATTGCCTCTCTTATCTCAACCTCCAAGGCTGCCATCTGATCCATTGCCATAATCCTCTGGAGGGCTGCTTCCATCAGGTTGGCATCAGGGTCATAGACCGTCTTGCTTTTCAATTCCTCTTCTCTCAAGTGAGCCGCTAACTGAGCCTGAAGGCGAAAGAACGTCGTCAATTGAGTCACGATGTCCGACATCACCTTGGTCTCGTCAACGGTCACATAGGCATCCTTTTTTCTTTTCGCTTGCGCCAAAGGCTTTGTGGCTTCTTGTTTGGCTCCAAAGAGCTTTGCCCAAAACCCTCTGATCTCGTTGGCAGCACCAACAGCTTGGTCAACAGAGGACTTGACCTCCATGAAGGACTCTTTACATTGCCTGTAAAGCTCGGTTCCTTCTCTGATTGCAGCGGCACAGGCTCTTGCAGCAATGAGGATCGTGATCGGATCAATTTACAGCCCCATCAAGTGTTTCACGAACTCGGCGGCAACGCCGGGGCCAAACATCACCAGCAAGATCACTGCATACAGCAGGTACTCGATCTTGGTCATGCGCTTGGAGCCGTCATCAAACCGAGCCTGAATGCCTTCATATCGTTGAGCGCAAATGGCCTCGTGGACACTTAGGCGTTTGTCAGTCTCAGTAGCGAGTTCGTGAATTTCTGGCATTTTTAACCTTCGATGACTTCTATGTTTTCAACTTGCGGCTCAATGGGGGCTGCGGTCAACGACTGCTTGAGCATGTTAAAGAAGGTATCCCGACCAACGCTCAGTTGATCAAGATTGAACTTTGCTGACCCTACTTTGCGTTCCAGATCAACAACGTGATCCAAAAGCGCCCGTTGCTGGTCAGTCAGCTTTTCAACGTCGTACTCGATACCATCAATCATTAGCTGAGGTTTTGTGTTGTTACTCATGCTTTTTCCTTTGATTTACCGCCATCGTAGGCTGGCGGCTTGCCTTTAATTCATAACTGGCTTCTTCATGCGCTCAATGTAGGCTTCAAGGTTGCCTTCAAACTTCTTGGTTCCAATGTGTCCACAACACATCTTGGGGTCAAGCCAGATGTCAAAGCCCAACTCACCAAGGCGCTCAAACAGGGTGATGTCTTCAGACACCAACTCGCCATTCCTGACCTCTACGTTGCAGCACATGCGCCCTTCACGGCCTT